ATTAGGGGCTAAACCAGCCTAATCATTCTTGGCAATTTTAACCTTCCTTTTAATTGCCAAGATAGCAAGCGCCTGGCGGCTTTCCTGGGGGGAAAGTTGGTTCGATTCCAACGCTTGCACTACCAAATTTTGATTGGGGGTTAAATGAATCAATTAACAGCAGTTTCATTATTTGCAGGTGTCGGTGGATTCGATTTAGCACTAGAACGCAGCGGTGTAAAAGTTGTGGCTAGTGTTGAAATAGATCAAAAGGCATCAGCAATACTTGCAAAGCAATTTCCCAATTCAAAACTATTTAACGATATAAAGGGGGTAACAGGTGAACAACTTATCAATGCAGGATTCGATCCTAGGAATGGAATTATTACAGGAGGATTCCCCTGCCAAGATTTATCAATGGCTGGAAAGCGAGCAGGATTGGGTGGTGCTAGATCAGGATTATTCTGGGAAATCTGCCGATTGCTTGACGAAACAAAAGCGCAGAACTTTATCCTCGAAAATGTGCCTGGTTTACTTTCCTCAAATCAAGGAAAGGATATGGCCACAGTTCTTGAAGCGTTGGTCGAGCGCGGGTATCGCATCGGATATAGGGTGCTTGATGCTCAATACTTCGGAGTTCCCCAACGAAGGCGTAGAGTGTTCATTGTCGGAAGTCTTGGAAACACAGGGATTGCACCTGAAAAAGTATTGGCTATCGCCGAAGGCCGCTCAAGGTATCTTGAGGCGGGCAAACAAAAGAGGGAAAGTATTACCAGAAAGATTACAAAAGGCATTAGAAATTCAGAGTGGTGGAATGGAAGTGATGTAGCAGATACATTAACAGTTTCATCAAATGAACAAAGAATGCCTGATAAAAATAAAATGCAAATGATTGTGTTTAGCCCTCATCGTGAGGATGGTGCTAGAGTTAATGATAATGTTGTAAATACTTTATTATCATCAATGGGAACTGGTGGAAATAATGTGCCTATGATTGCTGCTACCCTGCGTAGCGGTGGTGATGGTGGTGTTCCTTCTAGTAGGGGTGAAAATTTAGTTGTTGCTTATCCAATGCACGGCGCAATGGTTGGCAGAAAAGAAACTGCTGGCCCGAATGGTTCAGGATTTTTAGGTGAGAATGAGGCAAGTTATACATTAACTGCAAGCAATCAATCTAGGCATGGTGTAGGTGTAATTAATAATGATTCAAGTGTAGTTCGCCGTTTAACTCCTGTTGAATGTGAAAGGTTGCAAGGCTTTCCTGATGATTGGACTAGTGGGCAGGCTGATCAACACCGCTATAAGCAAATGGGCAATGCGGTAGCCGTGCCTGTAGTTGAATGGATTATTAAAAGATTAGTGGGGGAGATCAATGCGTGATGGTGATTGCATTCACATTTTCAGTATTATTGGAAAAGAAACTTGCGATCTATGCAATCAACCAACACACGAAATCAATTGGCAGTTGCAAAATGAATTGAATAAAAAATGGTTACTTGAAAATCCAGATGCTAATTATGGGGGGTGGATGTCAATATGAATGATGAATGTTTAGTCGATTACAAATATTATTTCTCTGAAAGATTTAATTTATTTAATGGTGATTCTAGGCAAGTTTTACGGCTAATGAAAGATAACTCAATAGATTCAGTAGTTTGCGATCCGCCGTATGAACTTGGTTTTATGGGCAAGAGTTGGGATTCTACTGGTATTGCCAATGATGTGCAGTTATGGAAAGAAGTTTTGCGTGTATTAAAACCAGGTGGGCATTTGTTAGCCTTCAGCGGTAGCCGCACCTATCATAGAATGGCAGTTGCGATTGAGGATGCAGGTTTTGAAATTCGTGATCAGATTATGTGGGTTTATGGCAGTGGGTTTCCGAAGTCTTACAACATAGCAAAAGGAATTGAGGGAACTTTAACAAATGGTTCAGCAAGTTGGAATAAGTGGCACGAATTAAATGGACAGTTAGGCGAATCAAATGGTCAAGGTGCTAATGGTCTAACAAAACTGAATGCCTCTCATGGAAACAGACCTGAACAATATGCTTCACATGGGTTTTTAGAATTAGAACCAACAACCGCCGCCGCAAAGCAATGGCAGGGCTGGGGAACCGCACTTAAACCAGCACACGAACCGATAGTTCTTGCTCGTAAGACAGTTGAAGGCACAGTTGCTAATAATGTTTTAACTTATGGCGTGGGTGGAATTAACATTGATGGAACTAGGGTTGGTAGTGAAGGTGGAAGCACTAGAGGAGATAAGCCATCTACTCATCTTTCACCATCGGGTGCGTTTAATACTGGTCATGATATTCTAAAACTTAATGCAGGCCGCTTCCCCGCCAACTTTATTCACGATGGCAGTGATGAGATTGTTGAATTACTTGGCGAACCTGCTCGCTTTTTCTACTGCGCTAAGGCAAACAAGCGTGATCGCAATGAGGGGTGTGAGAATTTAGTTGATAAGGAATGGAAAACTGAGGGAGCGGCAATACCAGAAAGAGCAAATAGACCTTTTTTACCAAGTAAGAATCATCACCCAACAGTAAAACCAACCGATTTAATGCAATACCTATGCAGATTAATCACGCCACCAAATGGCACGATACTTGATCCATTCTTAGGTTCAGGTTCTACTGGCAAGGCTGCAATGTATGAAGGTTTTAACTTTGTCGGCATTGAACTTACTGAGGAATACTTACCAATCGCAAAAGCAAGAATCGAGTTTGCACTTGCTAACCTAGATGAAAAGTTATTTTAATGAATGACATCTGCCTAGCAGCCCTGCAACTTGCCAAGGAAGGCATCTCAGTAGTTCCTGTGTCAGTTGATGGCTCTAAAAAGCCAGCACCATTTTCTTGGCGTAAATATCAAGACGAACGCCCAACTACCCAAGAGTTAATGGATTGGTTTGGTAAAGGAACTCAGCAAGGTGTAGGTGCTATCTGCGGAGCAATATCAGGCAACTTAGAGATGTTAGAACTTGAAGGTAGAGCAGTTGCAGCACAGATTCATATTCAGGCTAAAGATATGGCTGAGAACTCAGGGCTAGGAGAACTTTGGAAAAAGATTCAAGAAGGCTACTGCGAGATGACACCATCAGGCGGCATCCATTGGTTGTATAAAATTTCAGATGCCCAAGTTCCTGGCAACCAAAAACTTGCAAGGCGCCCTGGTGAAAATGGCGGCGTTGATGTGCTTTGTGAAACTAGAGGTGAAGGCGGCTTTGTAATCCTCGCCCCATCAGGAGGCACCTGCCACCCATCAGGTGAATCTTGGAAAATACTTTCTGGCTCCATAGCCACAATTCCTACTATCACACTTGCAGAGCGTGAAGCGTTATTCTCAATTTTTAAATGTTTTGATGAAATGCCAAAGATTGAAAACATAGCCCAAGAGGTAAAAACTAGAGAAGTAAATCTTGCACTCCCAGGAGATGATTACAATTCTAAAGTTACTTGGGATCAAATTCTAACTCCACTTGGCTGGTCAAAGGTTTATACAAAAGGTGAGGCAACTGCTTGGCGCCGCCCAGGAAAGAATGAAGGCATCAGCGCCACCACAAATTTTAATGGCAAAGATAATCTCTATGTTTTCACCACATCAACAATATTTGAATCAGAGCATTCCTATTCTAAGTTCGCTGCCTACGCCACCTTAGAACACAATGGCAACTTCAAGGCTGCTGCCTCTGCCTTGCGTAGCCAGGGCTACGGCAAAGCCCCCGAACTAAATACATTACAAACCCTGCCCAGCCATTCGCCATCGCTAGTGCAACTGCGAGATGAGAATGAGGAACCAACAACCTCATCTTGGATTCCAGAGTTTATCAATGCCGATAATATTTTTGATGAACCAGAGCCATCGATTCTGCGTAGGGCTGACGGCCACCACATTTTCTATGCTGGCAAAATTAACGCTCTATTTGGCGAATCTGAATCTGGCAAAACTTGGGTAGCACTTGAGGCGGTAAGACAAGAATTAGAGAAAAACAACACAGTTTTTTATTTAGACTTCGAGGATTCTGTTAGAGGAATCTATAATCGATTAAACACGCTAGGAGCCGATTTAAGGCACTTCAAAACATTTCTGTATAGTAACCCATCAGAACCACTCACAGAGGGTG